TATTTTTATAATAATACAATTTTTTTATATAAAAGTCAATGAATTTTATAGGAGGTGATATGCATGGCACATGATATGAGTTTAACTTGGCAATTGGGAATTGTTGGACTAAGTGGGACTCTTAAATCATTTTCAGATGTTGCAGATAAATTAACAACAGTTAAAAATTCAACAAAGGATTTACTTAAAACACAAGAAAAATTAAAAAATATAGATAAAATAAGTGAATCTTATGGAAAAGCCACTAGAAAGTGGGCAGAAGCAACTAAACAATTAACTAAATTGAAGGAAGAATATGAAAAATCTGGAAAAGGAAATGCTGAGTTTGCTAAAAAAGTTAAAGAAGCAGAAAAATATGTTGAGAGATTAAACACTCAAAAACAAAGGCAATCTCATTTTTTTAAAGCTGCTAGAAGTGAACTTGAAAAAGAAGGTTTGAAATTAGAAGGGTATAAAAAGAGGTTAAAAGAAGTTAATAGCGAATTAGCAAGACAAACTCAATATAAAAAAGATTTAAATTATGCTAATAGTATCAGTAGCTATGGAGATCAACTATATCAAAAAGGAAGTCAACAAATCATAACTGGATTAGCATTTGGAAAGGTAGCATTAAGTCCTATTAAAGAATATGCTAGATTAGAAGAAGCACAAGCGGATTTGAAAAAAATGATAGAGTTCAAGGATAAAGCTGAAGAACAGGCATATTTTAATAAAATAAGGCAAGTTTCTGAAAATTCTCCATTACAGCAAACAGAAGTATATGAAATAGCTGGCGCAGCTGCTCAAGCTGGAATAGCAAAAGAAGATATTGTTGAATTTACAGAAAGAGCGATGAAATTGAAAGTAGCTTTTGATATGAGTACAGAAGCATCAGGAGAATTTATTGCTAAAAGTAAGGAACAACTAGGATTGAGTCAAGAGCAAACTTTTGCATATGCTGATACGATAAACTTTTTATCTGATAATTCAGCGGCTAAAGCTAATCAATTGGTTGAAATCTCAAATAGAGTAGGAGGATTAGCAAGAACACAAAATATTTCTAAGGAAACCAACTTAGGTTTTGCTACAACTCTTTTATCTATGGGGAAAAGTGCCGAAGTAGCAAGTACGGGGTTAAAACAGCTTTATTTAGAACTAGGAAAAGGTGCTGATTCAAAAAAGAAAATGGAAGCTTTTAAACATTTAGGATTAAATCCCAATACAATAAATAAAGAAATGGCAGAAGATGCTGAAGGAACTATCATTAAGGTTTTAGAAAAAATTGATAAGTTAAAAGCTGAAGATAAAGCAGCAGTGTTAAATGATTTGTTTGGAGAACAAGCGATTGATAGTGTAGCAACCCTTGCTAATAACATAGACAAAGTTAAGGAGAATTTAGCCCTGGCTCACTCAGAAATGACTGCAGGTTCTGTAGATAAAGAATATGCTAATAGAATGAATACATTAAAAAATATTTTTGAGCAGACTAAAAACACACTAGTAAATGGACTTGCTGATATTGGTGAAGCTATAGGTCCACAATTAAAAGAATCTTTAAAGGGTTGGAGTGAAACATTTCAATCATTGGGAAATTTTGCTAGAACTCATCCCAAATTAATGTCAGGAATAATAAAAGTTATAGGAGCTATAGCGATTTTTAATTTATCTATGGGGTTAACAAATAGATTTGTCACAGGTCCACTTACTAAGACATTTGCTTGGCTTTTAAAATTTGGTAAACATTTTAAATTTGGTGGACTAATGCATGCTTTAAAAAAGATGTTTCCACTAACAAGTAAGCTATTCAGTGCATTTACTAAGATTGGTACTTTCTTAGGTGGAAAGTTTATAAGCGTATTAAAATTAGTAGGCACTGCTTTAAAACTTGTATTTACTGGAAATCCTGTAGGTTTATTGATAGTTGCAATTGTAGCGATAATAGCTATTTTTGTGGTTTTATATAAAAAAGTAGAATGGTTCAGAAATGGAGTCAAACTTATCTTTGGAGGATTCATAGAATATATAAAAGGGCTATGTAAGATAGTAGTTGGGATATTTACTTTAAATGGCGATATGATAAAAGAAGGATTCCACAATGTAGTAAATGGAATTAAGAAAATATTTTCAGGAGTAGGTCTTATAGTTAAGAATGTGTGGAAGATTGTGAAAGGTAATCTTAAATCTATATGGGATTGGATCAAGACTAAGTTTAAAGAAATATGGGCTAAAATTAAAGAATATAGTGTTATGTTTATCCCATTCGTTGGTGTTTTTATTCTTTTATATAAAAAATGTGAATGGTTCAGAAATGGAGTTAATGCTGTTTGGATAGCTATTAAAAATGCTTTCTCTAACACATGGCAATGGATAAAAGATAAATTCAATGCTTTACTTGAAATAGGTTCTAATGCTTGGAATGGCTTAAAGAATAGTGCTACTGCTATCATAGACAAAATTAGAGAAGCTTTCAGTGGATTCTTTGATTGGTTAAGCAAAAAATGGGAAAGTATTAAAAACTTTGGTTCTAAATTAAATCCTTTTAATTGGTTTAAAGGAGATGGAGAGGTAGCCCAAAACTACTCAGGTACTAACTACTTTGGTGGTGGACTTACAACTCTTGCTGAAAGAGGTGCTGAACTTGTAGAAATGAATAATAGATCATTCTTAGTGAACTCTCCAGCTATGGCTAATTTACCTCGTGGAGCTAGAATTCTTAATAACTCACAAACTAGAAGTTCTTTATCTTCGAGAGTATCATCTTTAAAAGATAGAATTAGAAGTATTTCAAATGACTCAAGAACCATAGTTGGTGGAGATACTATAACTATCAACATCAATGGCGGTTCTGGAAGTGCCTCAGATATTGCTAGAGAAGTTAAAAGAGTAATTGAAGAAATACAAAGTAAGAAAAGAAGGACGGCGATAGTATGAAAAAAGTAAAAGTTTATAAGACAGTTAGTGGAGATACATGGGACTTGATAAGTTATAAATTATATGGGTCAGAACAGTATTTCCATCAGTTGATGAGAGCTAATCTTAATTTATTGTCTATCGCTGTATTTGATTCTAACATTCCTATCATAGTACCTGAAATTACACCTATTGCAAGTGCAGTAGAAACATCAAAACTACCACCATGGAAAAGATAAAGTGTAACAATATTGATTTTATAAAAGATATAGACACTTTATTTACTAATTAAAACTACAAAGGGCAGTATAAAAGCCGCTCTTTTTTTTATTGCTAAAAAGGAGGTTGATGGAATTGGGATAGCTAGAAATATAAAGATATTAGTTTTCTATGAAGGAGTAGATATTACTGAAGAAATACAGCCTAGTATCTCATCTATGACATATACAGATAACTCAAAAAATGCTGTAGATGACTTAGAGTTAGACCTGGAAAATTTAGATTATAGATGGCTTAATGAATGGTATCCTGATGAGAATTCAAGACTCTTAATAGGGATCCAGCAAAATGAAAATGGGAAATCTAAATTCCTGGATTTAGGTATTTTCTATGTAGATGAGCCTACTTTTAATAACCAAAGATTATCCTTAAAATGCTTGGCATTGCCTCTTGACCAAACTATCAGAGAACAGGTTAACAGTGTTGCATGGGAAAAAATAACTTTATCAGAACTATTATCTAAAATAGCAACTAAGCATGAACTAGATTACGAGTTACATTGTGATAACACCTTCTTTGATAGACTAGACCAGGATAGAGAAACAGATTTAGGTTTTTTAAACAGGGTTCTATCTGAAACAGCTCTAAGTTTGAAAGTTACTGATGACAAGCTAATAGTCTTTAATGATGACGCATTAATTGATAATGATAATATTGATGTCTTTAACATTAAAGATTTTCGTATTAGAAGCTTTACTCTAAAGAAGAAAAATCAAGGAGTTTATGATAAAGTCGAGGTTAGTTATTATGATGCAGATAAGAAGAAACACATTGTTGAGACGATTACAAAAGAAGAACTTGAGAAAAGAAATGAGGTAAAACATGCTTGATGATGGAGGATACATAGCTTTTAAAGAGAAAGCTAACAAGATAAAAACTAAAAAAAGAGTTAAAAAATCTAAGACAAAAAAGATTAAAACTAAAGGAAAATCTCAAGCTAAAAAAGTGGCCGAGAAAACTTTAAAGGATAGTTTAAAGCAAGAGTACTCTATAAACTTAACAGTTGATGGAGATGTTAAATACTGTGCTGGTTGCATTATAGAACTAGATGATAGCTTTGGTAGATTTGCTGGAAGATATTTAATTGATAAAGTTACACATAATATCTCAGGAGATTACACTTGTGATATAGAAGCTTTTAAAGTTGGAGCTAGACAAAATGCAGAAGAGAGAGCAAAAGCAATAGATAAAGCTAAAAGAGATAAGGCAGAGAAAGAAAAGGCTAAAACTACAAATACAAGAAAAAAAGAAAGAGAAACAAAAAAAGCAAATAAGATTAAAAATAAAAAAGGTGGTGGGTAAGAATGCTGGATATCTTGAAGCAAGGAGAAGTAAATGATATAGACATAGCTAACGGTAAAGCAAGAGTTATATTTCCAGACAGGGATAACAAAATTTCAGATTGGTTAAATATCCTGGTCCCATTCTCAGAATCACATTCAGATAATTATCATCTTGAGAAGGGTCAAACGGTTATAGTCCTATCATTACCTGATATGATGGAACAAGGTTACATCTTAGGTTGTCCTATGAGACCTTCAGGAATTTCAGAGGGAGAAGTAAAAAGGACATTCTCAGATGGGGGATTCTATTCTTACAAAGATGGAGTTTTGACGCTATCTCCGGTCACAAAAGTAGTTATTACTGCCGATGTTGAGATAAAAAAGACTTTAACTGTTGATGGGGATACTACTTTTAAATCTAATACAGATACTAAAGGTACTGCTATGTTAGATGGCATTAATCTTAACACACATACTCACTCAGGAATACAACCAGGAAGTGGTAACACAGGAGGCCCATCATGATAGGAAGCTTAGGAGACATAATTTTTTATGCTAGTGACTTAAATATTTTTTCTTTAAAGAAGGAATTATCGAGAAGTAGAAAAGCTAAAATTACCCAACATGAGCCAATTTATGGCATTGGGAAAGTAAGACAGCAAGGTAGAGAACTTATGGAAGTTAGTTTATCAATAGAGTTGATAGCAGGACTTACTAAAGCCCCTAGTCTACATCTACAGATGTTAAAAGACTTTATGGAGCTGGGAAGATATGCTCCATTAATACTTGGATATCATGTGATAGGAGAGTTTCCATTTCTGATAACTGGAATTGAAGAAACATTATCGCATTTTAATGCAGTTACTGGAGAGTTTGATTATATCAATTTGGATATAACGCTGCTGGAGTATGTAGATGACCCTTTACAGTATCAAAAAAAGATAGAGTACAGACAAAGGGCTAAGACCATTCTGGGAGTTGAGTATGAGGACACTGTAAAAAATCTACAAAAGAAGGTGTTTAAATTATGATAATACATATAAATTCTAAAGATGATATAAATTACAACCCAAAAAATGAGATAGAAGATGTGGTAAGAAATGTACATATGATTCTAAGAGTAACAAAGGAAGAACAGCCACTGATGAGAGAATTCTCTTTAGACAGTGATATGGTAGATAAAAATATTCCTGTTATTAAGAATAAGTTAATTGGCTTGTTGATGACTAATTTAAAAGAATATGAACCAAGAGCAATACTTAAAAATTTAGATTTAAAGTTGGAAAATAATGACTTAGAAATAATGCTAGAAATAGAGGTGATTATATGATAGATGATACTTATGAAATTTTAGATGCGAGTGCTGAAGAACTGAGACAGCAAATGCAAGAAAAGTTTGAAGAACTTAGTGGAAGACAAATCTCTAAGTACTCTCCAGAAGGCTTAATCTTTGCTAGTGTTGCGTATCTCATAGCAATGAGAGAAGAGAACTACAATGATAATCTAAAGCAGAATTACTTAAAATACGCTAGAGATTATAGATTAGACCTATTGGGAGATAGATACGGAGATAGAGGGCTAAGACTAGAAGAGCAATATGCTAAAGCTACTTTTAGATTTTCTATCATATCTGCTAAACAAAAGAAAATAGTAATCCCAAAAGGGAGCTTGATTAAATATAATGACCTTTATTTTGAAACAAATGAAGAGTATTCTATTGCAGAAAATACTTTGTTTGTAAATGGCATTGCAACATGTAAGACTCCAGGAATAATTGGAAATAATATCCCGATAGGACATATCAATACGATGGTTGACTTATATCCTTACTTTTCTAAAGTAGAAAATATCACTATTTCAAATGGCGGTACAGACCTGGAAGAAGATGAGGTATATAGAGAAAGATTAAGATTAGTTCCTGACTCTTTTTCTGTTGCTGGGTCAGAAGGGGCTTATGTGTTCTGGACATTATCTACATCTCCAGAGATAGTAGATGTGACAGTTAAAAGTCCGAAGCCTTGTGAAGTCGATATTTATGTTCTTACAAAAGATGGAGTTCCTTCTGAAGAGTTGAGAAACCAAGTTTTAAAAGTCGTAAACTCAGATGAAATAAGACCCTTGACAGATAAAGTTACAATAAAAAGCCCAGATATTATAGATTACAATGTTGAGTTTGATTATTACATAAATAAAGCTGATGAAATTAATATTAACTCTATAAAAGCTAAGGTACAGATAGCTGTAAATGAGTATATAGAATGGCAAAAGAGCAAATTAGGTAGAGATATTATTCCAGATGAGCTAATCAAAAGATTAAAACTCGCTGGAGTAAAGAGAACTGTTATTACTTCTCCTGCTTACAAAAAGCTAGAACCACATCAGTTTGCTAAGTGTAATGTTAATGTGGTAGTCAATTATCTAGGAGTTGAAGACATATGATATTAATTGATGACTTGAAATTAAGAGATATTGCTGCAGTATCTACATTAGATGATGTGACAACAAGATGGATATATGAGTCCATAGATTACGTCTTGAGAGGTAGAAATTCTATCATAAATAGTGAATTAAAGAAGCTAGAAATTATAGATTTAATGAATGAGCAAGAGATTAATATGCTGCTATGGGAATATTCTATTTACACTAAAAATGCAACTCTTGAAGAAAAGAAAAAGATAGTTAAAAGGGCTATATTTTCTAAAATTAATATGGGTACAACTAAAGTATTAAAAGATGTATGTGGTTTACTGTATAAAGGTTTTGATGTAAAAGAATGGACAGACTATAATGGTAAACCAGGTACTTTTAGAATCTATACAGATAAGAAAATATCAGACCCAAATGAGTACAGAGAGTTGATGGAAAACATAGAGGCTAATAAGAACGTTAGAAGTCATTTGGATTATATAGAGTTAAAACAAGTAAACACATCTAAATACTACATATCTGGCTTTAAAGAAGTAACTTTATTGGCAACTAAGGAAAATAAAAAGAAAGACTTTACTGTAAATAGCAATGTTTACATAAAAGCATATAAGCAAATAACAGGAGGTATGACTAAATGAAATTTAATGGGATAACTAAAAAAGGTAGAGAATACTTGGCTAAAATACAAGCAGAGAACAAGCCTATTAATTTTTCTAAGATTAAAATAGGTGACGGTAGACTAGATAACTACGATAACCCAGCAGAACTAGAACACTTGATTAATCAAAAAGTTGAGAAAGGTATATTAACTTTAAACCAGGAGCATGACACAGTTATTTTAACAACAAATATAGATAACGTGAGCCTTAGAACTGGATATTATCCAAGAGAAATAGGTGTGTTTATTAACGATAATGGGCAAGAGATAATGTACTATTATATGAATGATGGAGATGAAACTTCTTGGATACCACCTGAAACTGACGGTCCATTTAAGATAGAATTAAAGCTAAATTTAATAGCAGCTAATGCTCAGTCTATAATTGTGGAAGGAGCTGGGAAAGAACTGTACATTACAAAAGAATTTTTAGAAGCTAACTACACTAAAAATGGCGGATATGATGGAACAGCGCAAGAAATAGATGATAGAGTTGTTGCAGCAGTAGGAAAAGAAGATGGGAAATTTCCATTGACAGAAGCTGTTAAAGGAAATGTGTACTATTTCCCTGGAAACAAAAAATTTTATGTTTGTAAAGAAGCACAAAACAGAAGAGTAAGTGTTCCAGATGGGAATTTTGAAGAGCTATCAATTTGGGAAAATCGTAAGAGATTGGAAAATTTAAACAGTTTTGATGTTCTATACCAAAAAACTGATGATTTTGGAAACTGGAAAGATTTAACTATAAACTTAACAAAAGCAGCAGATGATTCAAAATATTCCTCTTATATAATTTATACAGGTCAAGGTAATCAAATAACAAATTCTATATTAGTAACTTCAACTACTCATTTAGATTTATATTTTGATTGCTATCAATATTCTAATCCAGGAAGAGTTGGTGTAGCATTTGCAACATTTGTAAATTCTACTACTATAAAACTTAAAATACTGGAAGGACAAGCATCTGGTGATGGAATAGTTAAAATCTTAGCTTTTAAAAAAGTTTAATTATTTTAAAGTCCCATAAACAAATGCAACACAACTAGCAGTCAGTAAAGTATCAGAAACATCAATATAATTCCCTGTATAAGAGTTTTTTACATAAAACTTATAACCTTTGTTTTGTGATGTTTTAATTAGATTAAAGTTAAACAGATTTTCCAATCTATGCACATTTTAAAGATCTGTCTGTGATGGAACAGATAGCCTAAAATATTAAATTTTTGAAAGGAGAACAAATTATGTTTTATATTTATTCAAAAGAAAAAAAGTCAAAACTTGCATTCACAGTTAATTTAACTGCTGAGGAAGTTAAGAATTTTATGGGGGATAATTTATTTTTAGATTACCCTGAATTGAATCCTATTGACTATATAGCTGTTGAGAAAAATGAGCCATTCAAGTATCCAACTTATGAGAAGGTTAAAAACACTATAAGAGAGATGACTAAAGATGAATTAATTGAAGAAGATATTGAGGTTCAACTTGGACCAGGAGAGTACATAGAAGATAAGAAACTTAAATCGATTCCTCAGCCAAGCTCTTATCATACTTGGAATGCAGTAACTCATGCTTGGGATATAGATATGGAAGATGTTAAAAGAACTTTCAGACACAAATTTAGAGAAATATTGTTAGATAAGATGTTTGGAAGCTATGAACATAACAGAAAAGTATTTCAGATGAAAGACTATGATGAAATTAACTTTATAAGAGTTAAGATGGCTTTAGATATAGCTGGAGAAGTAGAAGACTATGATGTAATTAAAGAAGCTTTAGATACTTTATGTATTCCTATAGATACAGAGCTAGAAGAAAAAATCAAAATGACTATGAGAACAGGAAAATTAAAACAACTTTTAAAATCTCTAACAACACAATGGAGATTAAAAGATAATTCTATCACATCTATTTCACTTGGGGAATTAAACCAAATTTATTTCTCTTGGATACTTAGAGTTATTGTAGCACAAAACAAATATACAGCTATAACTAAAAAAATAAGAGAAGTTGAAACAGTTCAGGAGCTAGAGGCTATTAAATGGGATTAAGATTATTAAAAGTAGTTTTATATAGCTACCTTTTTTTAATGGATTTAAATGATAAATTACGAGGTCAGTTTAATAATTTTTATATAAAAAAAAATAAAGGAGTTGATAAGTATGTTTGTTTTGTCACAAAAGAGCTTAGAAAAATTAAATGGAGTTCATATAAACCTGGTTAATTTTTTTAAAGAATTAATCTTAATAAGCCCTTGGGACTTTAAGATTACAGCAGGAGTCAGAACTGCAACAGAGCAAAATTTAGAATATCAAAAAGGTAGGACATTACCTGGAATAAAAGTAACAAAAGTAGATGGCTATAAACAAAAATCTAATCATCAGATCAAGTTTGATGGTTTTGGATATGCCGTAGATATTGGAGTTCTTATAAAAGAAAAAGTTAAGGTAAAAGTTAAGGAAAATGTAAAAGAAATAGAAAAAGAAGTTGAAAAAATAGTTTACAAAGGAAGTTGGAAAGATTTTCACTACTATCAAGATATTTATAATGTTGCAAGAGAGAAAGGACTTTTAGAAAAATATGGAATTGAATGGGGTGGAAATTGTTGGAAATCATTTAAGGATGCTCCACATTGGCAAATCAAAGGAGCAGATAAGGTAGCTTTTAAATAATAAACAGTCTGGCCAGACAAATTTATTATAAAAATTTTAGGAGATATGAAATGGAAGCATTTGTAGAAAGAATGGTTGTGGAAAAAGACGAATTACAAGACAGAGTAACAAAATTAGAAAATTTTGTAAATGGAGAAAAGTTTAGAGAATTAAAAGGTTTGGAGCAAGTTTATTTAAAAGAGCAGCTAAAATTTATGAGAGGCTATTTAAGTGTATTAAGACAAAGAATTAATTTTTATAACAAATAACAGGAGGTTTAAATTATGAAAGATTTAGTAGTTGGATTAATTTTAAAATTATGGGCATTTTTAACAGGATTTTCTTTGGAACAATGGGGATGGATGGCATTAGCTGTTGGAATAGTTGCTTATATGATTTACAACAGAAAGAAGTATGTGCAAATTTTTGATAATGCAGTGGTGTATGCAGAAACATCTTTTAATTATGGAGATAATCTTAAAAAGCTAGATGCAGCAGTAAATTTTATAATAGAAAGAACAAATACTGTTCCATTTTTTGCTAGAATTATGATTAGAAGATTTTTAAGCAGAAAAAGAATGGTAGATATCAT